CATTTCTTTAAGAAATAGAGTGTCATTGAATTTTGTTTTCATTATACGTCTGCCCCCTGATTTTCAGAGCGGCGTAGAACTACCTTGTAATATTCTACAGAACCAAACGGATTAACAAATGGAGCCTGTGTTGCAATTTCAAATAAGGTGGACTTTCCATTTCTTGGTCCAGATGTTTCAAGGTAAATTAAGTTTCCAAATTTATCCCGAATATTTGTTATAAGAACATTAGTTGTTGCATTTTTTGCATCAACGCTTGAAATGCGAATATCTTTTTTGACTCTTCCAAGAAGTAACGTATCGGTCTTAATGTCTGGATCTGGTTTAATGTCTTCTTTATATGAAACCCCAGCTTCATTAAATGAGCAAACAATTGTTTTGTCTAGAATCCAAGACTTTATTACATTCCCATATGCACCTGTTTCAGCAATTGGATAGTAAACGTCTGCCATCATTGGGAACATAAAATCTGGGGATTCGCAAATAGACATTACAACACCCCTAGTTTTGTAATAGACTTAGCATACTTAGAAAGTATTTTGTCTACAAGAATATTACCTGTTCCCTCAAATGATCGCTTATCAAACTGTAGCTTATACTGATCGGTATTGTATGCTGTGACATATCGCTTGTAATAGTCGAGCTGACCGCACTCAATGTCTGTTATTAATAGTCCGATTGCACGAGCAATATCTGATGGAACGGCTGTGTATCCAGACTCTACAACAACTCTGTAGTCGTATGTTTGAGGAAAGCCTCCCCACACTCCAAAGTTTAAGTCTAAGTAATCTGTGCTTCCAGCAGGAAGAATAAGGCTTGCACCTTCGTTTCTATTTAACTCTCCTGTATAGGTTTGAGTTATAGCAGTCTTATCTTTTGTAATTTCAAAGTTTCGTATATAAGCTGTTGGATCACTTGCATCATAAATCAAAACATTGTTTTCGTACACCTGCAAAAGTTTCTTTGCATCTACCCATAGTGGCAAGTAGTCTGCTCCAAGACCAGTAGTTTCAAAAGTTGTTTTTTTGTAGTAAAATCCTTGTGGAATTACAGAATCAACAATTGCTCTTGCTAGTTCTTCATTAAGTGTTTTTGCAGTTATGTCAGACGCTGTGTCTGCTAGTGTGTTTGGGTTTAGGTATGGTCTACGGACTTGGTAGGTATCATCTTGAAGAACATCTCCTGACGCATCCGTAATTACAACTCTATAATCTGAGTCATACTTTCCTGACAATGTGATTGTCCACACATAGGCTGCATTATCTGTTACGGTTTGTGTGGTTGAACTAAGGTCTGCCAAGTCAGTAATGGTTGCTGTAAACACCTCATTAGTTGTATAAGTCGCTGGGATAGTATATGTAAACCCAACGCTAGTATATGGCGATAACCTTAGTAATTCCATTAAATTCCGTACTCCTTTGCAACCTCTTCTGGGGTTGCGGTACGCACGTGATCTCGCTTAAGCCATTTCTCAGCCTCTGCTTTGTCTACAATGTTGTACCCTTTATCAATCTTCCCTACGCCTTCCCACAAGACATTTCGTGTAGAGAATACTGCTACTGTTTCTTTCTTAATAACTTTAGGCTCTACCGCCTTTACTTTTGGTGACTTACTTGCGGCTCCTGAGCCGATAGCACCACTTGGTGTTTGTGTAATTGCACCAGACTTTTTGCCACCTTTGGCAACTGTACGAGATGAACCGATTACGTTATCTTCATCTGTTTCTGGCATACCTTTTGACTTTTGTTTTAAATCTGCAATTGATTCCTCTAGGGCTTCTACAGAATTTTCTATTACTTCTTCAATTGTTTCTAGTACTTCTTCAACTGTCTCTTCGACTGTTTCGATAATTGTTTCATTTGACATTAGAAACCTCCTTCAATAATTATATCAGATAGTAAGAGAGGCAAGGACCGAAATCCCTGCCTCCCCTAAGAGTTGAACTCAGATTATGAAGATGAGTCCTGGCTATCGCTGTCAACCCAAGCTACAGCGTCTTCCTCTTCCCACTGAAGTCCGAAACGAACGAATACGGTGTATTCGATTGTGTCTTTCTTCGCAACGTATTCGCGGTTTACAGTGATGTCTCGCTGGAAACCCCAAATGCGGTTTGAGGGGAATGTAAGGTCAACGTAGTTGTCTGGGTAGTAAGGAACTTCCATTACTGGAATACCTAGTACACGAGTACCACGAGCCTCTCCTAGAACCTGGTCAGTACCTGCAAGGTATGCATTACGGTACTGCTCGGTCCAGATGTTGTTTGATGCTGTACCATTTTGCTTAACAATGTCAGCAAATGTGTCGGTGCTTGCATAGAACTTAAGACCGTTCTTGAGAGCACGATACTTTCTTGGTAGAGCAGAAATAACACCCTGAAGAACTTCTGGAGTCCACGCACCGCTTGTAACGGTTGCAGAATACTCGTGAGCATCTCCACCGAAACGAACCTTGCGAACGAATCCTTCCATAATGTTAAGGAATGAGTTTCCCCCAGTTCCTGTACCATTGATGGCAAGATCTTCAATGTCATTTGCGAATGCGTTAGTCATTAGACGAACAAGGTGGTCCTCAAGGGCTGCACCTTCAATGTTGTCTTCTAATGCCTCAGCAGAAACTTCCCAGTCAAGGCGAAGCTTCTTTGTTGTTAGTTCAACCTTAGCAAAGGTTGCACCTGAGTTTGTATATGTCGCATCAGCCTGGTTTGCAGCACGAATAACTCGTTCTCCAACGTTGACCTTTTCGAGCTCCATTGTATTGGCTCTCATTGTGACACGACGACCATCTTTAGCGAGAACAGTACCGTCCCAAACGTAGTCAATAAATCTACGAGCCTGTTCAGGTCGTAGAATACCACTACCTGCATCACCCGAAGGATTTACGGCATTTGATCCAGTTGTAACACCAAAGCTTGCGGTGGCGATGTTACCTAGAGTATCTGCTCCAGGGCTGCTAACGCCACCAATTCCACCAGATGCGAATGCACCTTCACCATTTGTTTCATTGGCTCCTGCACCTGGATAATTTTTGATAATTTCTTCCGACATTTTGTCACCTCCTAAGTGATTTTTTTATTTGAATAGATCGGCAGTTTTGAGGAAACGTCCGTCCCATAGGGATTTCTCAATCTTATCTGATTGATTTTCCTGTACGATCTCGCCTAGATCGCCAGATTTGCGGAAAGCGGTATCGGCTTCAACAGCGTCAACTCTCTTTCCAAACTCGTTAAACTCGCCCTTTGTCTCTGTTACCTCATTTTTTACAGAGTCAATTGACTTGCTTAATTGTGCAATTTGTTCGGCTTGTGCCTGAACAACTGCTGTTAGATCGCTAAAGGCTTTTGTAACGGTATCCTTGATTTCAGCAACTGCGTCTACAAGAACTTCGTCTGACGTGGATACTGAATCAACCTTTTCGGCAACCTCTTCATCAGCCACAGTTTCTTCAACTGCAACCTCTTCTGTTGCCTCTTCTGCTACTTCAACATCTGCCTCTGGAGCGACCTGAGCTTCAACAGCGACTTCTTCTACTGTCTCAGCGACTGTTTCATTTACTTCATCAGTCATAGGACTTACCTCCTTAGTTATCTTAGAAGTATTAATGCCTTTAGCACTATCTACTAAGAACTTCACCATTTCTGGTTTTTCTGCATCTGACTTTTCTACAAAGCCGATGTTTTTCATTTCAGCACCAGTTGTTGGGCTGAGTTCTGATTCGTTTTCTGAAAGCATAACAATGCCGTTTGCTTCATCCCAGAAAACATTTTCAATCTCTAGGTCCACGTTATCTCCCTTGATTACGTCAACTCCGTCTACTTTTTCGACAGATAAAACATTTGCAAACTGATTTGCAGGGGTATCAACTAGTGACAACTCAATAAGATCGTAGTCTTTAATGATACGAATAGTTGCATCCATTTTCTCATCAAATGCGTCGTCCCACTGATTCATTTTGCCACCGATAGAAAATCCTGAGAGAGTTCCATCCAGAACCTTTTCCCAAGTATCCTGAGCACCTTTTGAAATATATGTAGAGACATAAACTCCTGCATAAAACTTTTTTGACTCTGGGTCAAAGTACTTGTCCTCTTTAAATGAAACCATTTTGCCTACCGCTTTTGGCTGGTGCATTTCACGAATGTTACCACGGAATTTTTCAAAAGCTTTGACTGAAGCTTCTGGAGTAACAATGTCATTCTGCTTGTCAAGGTTATCAAGCGTTGCAAAACCAGAGACGATACGTCGCTCTTCGTCAACTTTTGAGAACGGCATTGATAGGCGAACGTTTTCGCCTTCAGTGTCCCAGTGGGCTTTAGAAATAGTCATATTAATTAATTATATACCGTTTTTTACAACAATGTTATATTGTTGTTACATTTAGTATAACATACTATTGAGATGCTCTTCCTTCGCCCTGTGCGTTTCTTCCAGTAGTGGTTGATGGGCTGTCGGAATTATTGTTTGTACGCTCTGTATCACGTTGTCTGTTCTGTGCCGTGTTTGCACGAGCATCAGTTGCTTGACGTGGTGTCATTTGAAATACCTCGTCACCGTCTGCACGTTGACCAAGACCAAGCTTTTCACGAGCCTCATTAGGTGTAAGAATTTGTGTTTTAACGTAACGCTCTAGAATCTGTGACTGTGCAATTTCATCTGTAAGTGTTAGTTCATTAAACTTAAGCTCAAGAATATCTGTCTTTTCTCTGATAATCTTGCCAAGAACTTTTTCAAGATTAGTCTGTGCAGGACGTGCAACCTGTTCTTTGAATGTGCGATCTTGTGCAAGAGCAGCAGCAATGCTTGCAGCATCCCCACCACCAATTTTTGACAAAGGAACTTGATGAGCAACAAGAATGTCGTCGCGGTTGCGGATACGATACTGATTAAATGATGCTTCTTGTACACCATTCTCAATTGGCTCCATCTTAAACTCCACCTTATTGGTCTCTGAGTCGCCAGGAAGAGGAATATATAATGTGCGGTGTGACTGTCCCTTTAGGCTTGTCTGTAGGAAGCGGAACATCTTGTCCTCTGCATCGTCCGAAAGTTTTGCACCCTTAAGGGTTACAACGTAACGAGGCACAGCTTTATTTCCAAAGTAGTCAATGTTGTATTGTGAGGCAAGCTGGTCTCCGTGAAGAGAAGAGATTGCAGACATAATGTCTGGGATTCCGTAGTATGTGTTGAGTGGAGAGTATTCCTTGTAGTGAATAATCTCATTGGGTCGTGGGTCGTCAGTTACTGGGTTTGGGTTAACTGCCCCAAAATTTCTGAAGTAGACAACCTTGTTACCGATAATCTGAACGTAGCCATCTTTTAGTCTACGGACTCGCATTGTGGTTGAGGGAATGTGACCAACGTATCCAATCTCACCTGTCACGGTGCGACCAATTTCAAGGTATCCATTTCCTGTAGCCTGAACATCTGTATAAAACTTCATCATTGTGTTTGTAAAAGAATCATCGTCGTTGAGTGTTTCTATCCATTCACGCATTGAAATTCTTGCACGTTCAATACGCTTACGTGCTTTTTCTGCAGCTGAATCTGTAGACCCCTCAATAGCAAACATTGTACTTTTTGTTGGTTGGAAGTCGTAGCCAAGACCAACAATGTTTTCTACTTTTGCATCAATAGCGGCGTGGTTAGCAAATGATGTGTCGTAGTAGTTTGCAAGTTCGTAAAGGTTCCAGGGTGGGGTAATTACATCAAAGAGACCGTAGCCGTTGTGGTAGACAGTTCCAGGATTAATTTCCTTTGAACGTGCTCCATTAACACCTGAGCTTGTAGCCATTGCACTGTCAAGGTACGCAGGTGTTATGTCTACAGCTTTGGACATTCTTGTTGCACGACGCTTAAAGTTTGCGTTGAGACCAGATAGTAATTTAATACCATCCCAATCTTTAATGAATGGATCCTGTGCTTTAAATACATTCTCTTCCTCTGCAAAATTATCCATCTTTGCACGGATAATGTATTCCATAGGTTCTTGAGTCATTAGTCTTCATCTCCATATATATTTATTGTATTCTTTGCTGCAATAACTGCACCAAGATCATTCATATTTGGAATTAGTCCTTGCTTCATACGATCAATCTGCTCAGAGTGTGTTTCGTCTGAAATCTGTTTTGTGTTTGGATAGAAAATAGCCTGACCTTCTGCTTCTCCATAGTATGCAGCGGCATCCATAAGTTTTTTAATACGCTCACGGTCATTTTTCATTGACTCAATAGACAAAACATTGTTGCTTCCATCAGTAAAAGGTTTTCCGTTTGCCTTTACCCAAATATATGTACCAAAGTCTGAGTATTCTTCTTTGACTACTGTTAGTTTTGCTTTACCAAGAGCTTGCTCAATTGGATCTATCTTTTCCTGTTCCATAACCACCAGTATACCATATTATAGGGGTAGGATGTTATATGTTTGCCACCTGTTGTCTAGATAAACTTTATAACTATCAGAATATACCGAAAGTTTTGTGTTCTGTTCGTCCGATGTTATTCTATTATTGCCAAGATATGTGTTGTATATTTGTGATGGACTTAATACTGCACCAACTTGTTGAATAGAGTCTATATATGCATCTTGCCATTTTTGCGTTGTTGCCGATACCGTTAAGACGTTTGCCCAGTTATTATCTGCATCTGCTGGCACAACATACTCATTCCAAGTATCATAGATTTGATTATCTCGTATAAGGTCTGCTGGAATTTGATAATCTGAAACATTATTAATCAAGAATGGACCAGTAATTCTAATGTAGCCAGTGCCAAAGTTATCAAATGTAAGAAGTGGATCGCATTGAATACCAATCATATGCCATTGATTTTTATATATTGTTCCATTTTGTATACCGTCAACAAATACATCTGCATCCGCATAGGCAGATCCATTTAAAGTTACAGACAGTGTTGCAGAATTTGCATCTACTCTAACAGTTTTAACAATCAACTCTTTAGTTGAATCTTTTACTCTAAAAATTTCTGCTGCAGTATTTGGAAAATCAATCTCACTGAGCATAGACATTTGAACATAATTAACCTTATATACATCATTAAGA